GATGGTTTGATGCACGTGATAGCTGTTGATTGCTCAATCCCGAGAAGCTCTGACCACTTCTTGTTGACTTCTACAGCGTAGTCACGAAGAGACTTAAGCGTCTCTGGGTCTGGATTGGATGTCAGAGGATTGTCCATGATACCCGTGAGAGATACACCTAGAAGCCTTTCTTCTTTAGTGTTCTTCTGCCAAACCTTGCGTAGGTAGGGGAAGTTCACAAACGTAGACTGGATTGTCCCAAGGATGGTGGCATTGCGGATCTTGACAAGTAGATCATCATACGTGTCGGTGCTACGGACAACAACCTCAGTCAAGTTGCAGAACTGGTTGTTTCGTAGAATGATCTCGCTGCAAGGATTTGTTCCAAAGTCATGATTGGGATCTCTTCGACTATTACGCTCTACGTGTCTCTGTGCAGCATACCTAGCAAAGATACCACGTTCGCCACTCTTGCTTTCCACAAGGGATAGCCATTCCTTCATGAATGAAGTCATGACTGGCTTGTCGGTGTACACAGCAGAGTTGTTGGCTAGAGTACGCTGTGGGTTGGATCTCCACCACTCGCCGCTCTTGCAAACACGCATACGCTCGTCAGAGAGATCTGACAGGGAGATCATTGCAGATCGACGTACACCACCGACCACAACGACATCGCCAATCTTGCACATGATGTCGTGACACTCAATGGAGTTAAGCTTCCTGCCACTAGCCTTCTTGAAGATGTCAACGACAAAGGAGAATAGCTGGTTAAGAGGCTCTGGACCGCTAGCCCTGCCACCAAAGGTCTTCAATCGAGAACCAGCGGGGCGGATCTTGGACAGATCCCAAGACGGGATTTCTCCGCTGTAGAGCATGGCAATAAGCTTGCGAAGAGCCTTTGCCCAGCCTTCCTTTGAGTCATGGACAACGATGACATCGTCGGATGTAAACATCTTGTCCGGCACTTCTGGAAGATTGTTGATGGCTTCAGTCTCGACTGAGAAGCCTACACCTGTGCCGCATAGAAGGATGAACATGGCTTCATCAAAAGACTTGATGTCGTCTACAGCCAAGTAAGAGCAGTTGTACCCACAAGTGTTGTCTCGCTCTAGAGCAGGACCAGCAGTCATCAGCATTCGCATCGACGGCATGACCTCCAGATTGAAGATTGCCTCGCGTAGAATGCTGATGGTTCCTCCGCTATTCTTGCCGAGAACTGGACGAACGACATTGTCAATGTATCGGTCAACGGTCTCTGCCCAAGTCTCCCTTCGGTTCTTGTCCTCCAGCCATCGTGCATAGCGGCTAAGAGCGATAAACGTCTGGTAATCTGTTGGCAAGTACTGTGGCTCGTTAGGGCGATCCTTCTGCTGCATGGCTGGTATGTCCTCAAATAAAAGATGGTTGAAGAGACAAAAATCCCGTCTGGGATCAATGGCTTATCGCTCAAAGTTCCCAGACGGGATGATGTATGTGTTCGTGTGTACTGGTTAACTTAGGTAGGCTTGTCTTTAGTTTCAACCCTGTTATCGTGGATCGAAAGCATAATGATCGCATAGTGAAGGATCTTTAGCAAGTCCTTCCTGTTGTACCCATCCTTGCGACCATACCGCTGCCAGTACTTGAGGATGCTGCCCATGCAGAACCCCTCACCATATCCACTATCGATCATGATCTCCGTTGCTTGCATCTTGCTCTTGGCATAGTGAGCGGAGTACGTTGAGTCAATGTACTCCTTTAGCTCAGCAATATGCTTTGCCTCATTGTACTTATACACAATGAAGTCAGAAGATAGATCTGGATAGATCTGTGTTTCATCCGTGGATGAAGGGATGTTGACGTTGTACTTTACCTGTGGATCGTAGAGATACATTGGCCCCTTCATGTCATTGATGTATGGGTCATAGATTACATCACCAATCTTGAACTTGTCAATCATTGAGGACTGTGTTGATTCGTTTCCTGACATACTTGATCTCCTTTGTCTTTATGACCTTGAATGCAAATGATCGCACAAACTGTGGCTCAAGTCCAGCCATGTCGCAGACATCGACAAAATCTTGACAAGTGACCCCTACGGAAGAGAAGAACCAAGCTTGTGCCTGTGCACGAGCCAAGGCTTCTTCCTCTGGCTCGTTTTCATAGGCTGGTTTAGTAGCATCAAGAAGTGCTTGAAGAATTACCGTACGAAAGAGGATCAACTCTTGTGGGGTTGATGGTCCGTACGAGTCAAGTCTTAGTACTTCTCCGAGGCTTTGAAGGCTTTCTCTTCTTTTCTCTTCCATTGGTTTTCTCTGCGACCTTGTACAGTCTTACTGTATCTAGACTATTGCGCTTCTTCCTAGACCATTGCTTTAGTGTTTCTACGTCCTTTGCATCACAGCATTCAAAGCCGTGTTTTTTACACCAGTCCTCGTATGTCGTGGGGGAGTTCTTGTGTAGCTTGTTCTTCTTGTTTCCAAAGACAAAGTGGACATTGAGGTCGGGATAATTGTACTTGAGCAGTAGATGCTTCTTCCTGTCTTGTGCAGTGAAGTATCCCTTCACCTCAATAAGGACATCGTTGCCCAGTACAAAGTCTGGAGTGTACTTATGGTCTTCTGGAATAGTGCTGTAGAGGATCTTGATTGGTTCAAACTTGGCATCGATACCATTGGATGCTAATGTGGCACTTACCTTCTTCTCAAGTCCAGATCTGAAGTTCATGTTTCAAAGACCTCCTCTACGTCAGGAGTGCTTGCCACACTAGTGAGATAGCGAACACCATTGCTGTACTTGAAGGCTCGGAGACCGGCACCGTTGTTAGAAGATGACCAGCAGTGCTTCTTGAAGTCGCAGAACGAGCATGCAGGGGCAAGCTTCATGTTTCCACTCTTGCCATCCGGTACTGGATCATGGCAGTGCTTTGGTGGAACCGGCATGTCAACAATGCGCTTGAGATCTACGATCCTCTTTGATGGATCGATACGCTCACGCTTGTGGACTTCGTGGAAGTGGATCTCTCCGGAAACCTTGTCGATTGCTACGAAGCCAGCACGATCATGCTTCCCAGCAAATGCGTAGGACGAGATCTGGGCAATGTACCCAAATGGGTCGTCCATGGACAGGGAACCATCCTTGAACTTCTTGAAGCTGTGTGGTGAGGCAGACTTGAAGTCTACTAGCGTCCCATCGACAACAGCGTCTTGGTGGCCTACTACACCTTCAACTGAAAGCTCATCCTGCTGTTCAGTTACATCGTGCCCTGAAAGCTTTGAGAGCAGGACTAGAAGATGCTCAAGGATATCTCCGTACAGGAACTTGATATGTGTAGGCTTTGTCAGCGGTTCCTTTGGTGCACCGTTGAGTTCATACCAGATCTTCCTATCCGGTTGACCAACCATAGACAGTCGAAGATATGGCGCGCTCCTCTTACGAGTAAGAGAGGAGATGACAGAAGCTCGGACCCCTTCTAGGAATGCGCCGATTGCCTTATCGTCAATCTGCACATCGTTGCTCTCGTCAAACAGACTGTAGATGTCTTCGACAAGAGTATCGATAGTCTTCTTGTTGTTGTAAGCTTCTGTCATCTCAAAGGCTCCTTAAGCTGCCTGTCGCGTCATCGAAGCTGGATTGTTGATCTCATGATCAAGCTTAAGATACGAAAGCTTGATGCGAGCCTGTTCCGGATTCACAAGCTTGTAGCGAGTGTACCTCTCTCCGGTATCTGACTTTGCATTTACCGTCAGGATCTCTACACCCCATTGACGGAGACGAGAGATCGTGGCAGTTAGGTTCTCACATAGACCCTTCTCGATTGCCGTCTTGCGCGTAACTCGATTGCGACGAAGAAGTGCCATTAGAACTCGGATCTCGTTAGTCATTTGAACTTCTCTCCTTTTGTATGTATATTTCATTTGCTTGTGCCAGTCGGTCCCTCTCCACACCCGACAAGCGAATGTCATCCAACGTCATGATGACCCCTTGTGTGCGCTACTTATCAGAACGGAATGTCATCGGCCACAGCGGCTGAATCCTTCTTCGCACCAACGGTATAACCACCGTCAATGACATCAAAGCCGTCGTTCTTGCCGCCACCGTATGGTACAAGCTCCACAACCTGAACCTTGACTAGGTCGGCAGAGCGACCCTTCTTGCCACGAACGGTGTACTCGTATGGCTGGTACTTGACGTTGACTACGCTGCCATTGCCAATCAGGTCCCCGTTCCAAGGGTTCTTGGCTGCGTCGATGACCTCTGGAGCCTGACGAGGCGA